CGGTCCAAGAACCGGGGACCACATCATAATCCGCATATCTCTTTTCTGTTAAAAATTTGCGCCAGCGTTTGTCAAGAATATCCATATCACTAATTAGTCATTTGCTGCTGTAATCCGCAATAATTCTTTTCATACACACAAACATATCATTAAAATTTACAACACCAAAGCCATCTTCGATCATCATGGCCTTAAATTGAGTCTTGTTCATCATCGGAGAGAACTCATCCACATTGAAACGAATCTTTTGTTTCGTCTGTGGCGATATGCTCGGGGCGTAAAGCTGCATTAGGCGATAATTCTCCTCTATCACCTTTCTTTGTTCCACAATGAGCGAATATGCCTTTGCTTTGCTGTCCACGCTCTTGCAGTGCTCAACCAAGTCATCAATCGTATAAGAATGTGACTCAGCAAGAAAAGGAAATCTCTTGGCTATCGTTGGCAATCCAATGCCTCTGATACCGGGGAGATTGTCTGACTTGTCTCCAGCAATGGCGCGGGCGAGGGCAAAATTCTTGGGGTGAATTCCGTGATCTTCAACAATCCGATTTTCGTTAAGAATTTGCTTCTGAATGGGGCGATATAAAACCGTCTCTGAGTCGCAAAGCTGAAAGAAGTCCTTGTCGCTGCTGACAATAATCTTTTGCCATCCAGAATATTTCTGAAGCTGTGCAACATAAGCGATAATGTCATCTGCCTCGATCTGTGGAGCCATAAGCTGAATGACCGACAGATTATTGAGATATTCGACCAGTCTGGTCATCTGCCAAATTTTGTTTGCGACTTCCTCATTTTCAGAGAGATTGCGAATATCACGGTTAAGGCGGATCGGCTTTCGGCCCTCTTTATATCCCTTGTTTGTGCTCTTCCTTCGTGCGCTTCCTCCTTCGCCGTCCCAGCAGATAACGATCTCGTCTGGGCCCGTGTCTCGGATCAGCTTCTGGAGGATCTTCATGAACCCCTTGACGCCGCCGATGGGCTGTCCATTTGTGGACAAAGAAGGGTCCACGATATATGCTCTGAAATACATGTTTAGCGCATCTATTATTAGCAGTCTTTTCATAGTTTAATAACTCCGATTTCGTTTTCGTTTATTGAATAATACACCTTTTTCACTCCAACATGTTCCAGCACAGCGCGGCACATATGACAAGGCTTGGAAAGTCTCAATTCTCCAGCTTTTCCAATTCTGGCCACATAAACAACTGCTCCAGTTGTCTTGGTGCGGTCGACACCGAGGATGACTCCAAGTTCCGCATGGCGGGTCGCGTGTCCGCAATCCCTGTCTCTAAATCTTTGTCCAAAGTGTTTAAATCCATTCTTATTACATGAGGTGTTGATTATGGCTGAACCTCTTGCGAGAACTGCTCCATGACGATAATCGGTCGATTCTGATTCTTCTGCGACTTTTCTCGCAAGTTCAATATATCGCTTGAGGCGACCACAATTCTCAGGCATAAAAAACCCCCTGTGAGATATTATTATAACTCATCAGGGGGCCAATGTCAAGAAAATTAACGTCGGCGAGGAGGCCGTGGTCGGTGATTTGGGCGAGCCTGTCGATGATAACGGTGGACTCGGGGAGCCCGTGGGTGTCGATAATAGCCCGACACATAACGGCGGGTGGGGATGCCGTTAACGCGGACTGTCACATAAGTGCCCGAAACCCAAATATGGCTTCGTGGGCCACAAACCCACTGAGCGACGATTTGGCCAGTGGGACTGGCATGGGCGCGAACCCAAGTGCAGTTTGGACCGGGGGCAATAGGGCGAGCCGCAGGCGGTGGAGGTGGGGGAACCCTGACTGTCGTTGTGTGACTGTGGGCTCCGTGTGAATGTGCGTGAACCGCACAGCCAGAGGTGGATATGGCGAAAGCCAAAAGCATGAATAGTTTGTTCATGATAGATCTCCTTATGTGCTTATTAGACGCACAAAGTTAAAGTTTATTCAGAACTCTCTTCATAAAAGTCGGCAGCATTGCCTTCTCGCTTGTCAAACTTCATGATGATCTCTTGATCCATGATATCAGTCACAGCGTCCCGAAATCCCTGTTCCTGAAGTCTCTCGACCCACTTGGAGCCCTGAAACTTGGGGCCGATGGCGTTGCCGCTCTCGTCCAAAAGCGTGAACCACGCTCCAGACTGTTGCAGGCGTTCTGAGCCCTTGATGGCTTCAAACCAAGATTCTTCGTCTTGAACGCCGATCTCGTCACCCCATAAAATACGGAAGTTGCACTGTCGGCCTTGAGTTCCAAAACGGCTCTTCTCAAGTTTAACTTTAACCTCTGATCCGACACGGAAACCCTTGTCATCCAGAACAAAGCTCGCCTTGGCCTTTCGACCAGTCAGCCACACACGAAGGGAATAAGCGTAAATCATCGCCTTTCCACCGGGGGTCATATATGGGGTGGTCATCGCTTCAGAGGGCGAGCGGGTGATATTCGTCTTAAGCTGGTTAAGGACGAGAAACGTGCTCTGCGAGTTGGCGATTGGGACAGTCAATTTTGACATTCCCTTGGCCAAGATTCGCGCCTTCACTGCCATCGAAGAAAGAGGGTTGAAATCACCCTCGATGTCTGAAACAGAAGGGGTCAGAGCGAGCGAGTCCCAGATAAACAGCATTCGATTCTCGTTGGAACCAAGAAGCTCTTCAATTGTCTCCAGAACGAATTCAACGGATGATGCCTGAACATATAATAGTCGTTCAAGGTTACACCCTGCACGCTCCAAAAATGAAGGATCGATGGCACTCTCCGAATCGAAATAAATGACATCGATCCCCATTTTTTGGGCGTTTGCGGCAACTTGCGCTGCCATATAACTTTTTCCTGTCGCCTCAAGACCCGCGATCTCAACGACCTTGCCGACTGGAATTCCAGCGAGTCTTCCGCGACAAGTAATTGAGTCCAGCCATCGAGATCCTGTTGGAATCCAATCACGAACCTCTGTTGGGTTGTCCTCTCTCAAATCGTGGGCAACATTAATGCCCGCTTTCTTGTTAATCAAGTTTCGCATGTCTGAAATAGACAGCTTTCCTGTTGTGGCTTTTCTTGCTTTTGCCATTATTTTCCCTAAGATAAAAAAAGTGGGGCACCTGATAACCCTGTGCCCCCCTGTGGGTCTATGACAGAATCAAGCGCCGATGGAGCTTGCCAGTTCATTAAAGGCGCGATCAACATCAGAACCGGCATCTTTCGTAGTATTGCCGTATTTCGTCGTATCGCCTGAGTCTGCAGCGGGCTCATCGTCCGAAGACGCGAGGAACTCATCCAGAACTGCTTCGACATCAGCAGATGTCTTACGATCAAACAGTCCATCAAATTCTGGAATGTTGTCGAGCAGTTCAGCACAGCGCCCGGGACCACCAAGTGCATCGTCACAGAGCGGGGAGGTGCGACGGCGCGGCTGGATCTTGGTCTGTGGGAAAGCTGCTCCCGCTGGCTTGCCATAGAGAATAGTGAGGTCTGTGCCTTCTTCAGTATCCGTAACGTCACCATATTCAGGATTAAGGACAAGGTTTAGAAGACTTTCGTATGCCATCTTCCCATATCCCCAGATACGAACGCCTGACTCTTCTTCACCGCGCACAAGCACGGGGCTGAAGAACCGTTGACGAGCAAACATGGTCTTAGCCATCTTAATACTGTCTGGGGTGCCTTCCTGATAAAGCTTCGTTGCGAAGTCACAGATTGCACATGTCTCACCAAAGTTTCGGTTGGGACATAAGATTGAGGACCGCTTACCGGACACCTCAAGATAGTGGAAGTGGAAATCCTTGAAGGGATCGCCATCTGCCGTAGGGACGATTCGAACCACCTGTTCGCCGTCCGATGGGCGCCAGAAGTTCTTGCGGTTGTCTCCTCCACCGCGATTTTGGAGCGCGTCAAGCTTGCCGCGCATTTTCTTTAGATCAATTGCCATGATTTTTTCTCCTTTTGATTTTGATTGACCGTGGCTGGTCCTAAAGACAGGGTGACTAATATCTCACCCTGCTGTATTATATTATAACATACTTGAGGGAACTGTCAAGTATTATTTTCGTTTTTTTCTGCTTCTTCGATCTCTGCCTCAACAATGTCTCCAATAGCTGTTTTCCAGTTGAAGACACGGAAAGCCGCAGCATCCAGATCCCAGACGAGTTCGCGGCCTTCAGTGAGATTGGCTTTCTTGCCAGTTCCCTTAACTCTGGTCGCGATAAAATCCTCTGGCATGTCTGCGAGGCGGACGAACGTCATCGTGCGTTCGTCTCCGTTTTGTTTAACAAAGGTTCCTTGATAGCTCTTCATATTATACTCCTTGAAGAATGTGGGTTTTTGCTGTTGCGTAACAAAGGTTCTGCTCGTATTCAGTTGAGTGGATCGAGAAGGAAACACCAATGGTGCCGTCTTCTGACTTATCCTTAACTTGGCCAGTTACTCTGTCCAACAATTCTCCATCGTTCTCAACATCATTCGAACTGATAGCATAAATATATCCCTTTTCGACAACGTTGTCAAGGGGAAAAAACCATTTTTCTTCACCAGACACGACATCCATGGCGCCATAAGTCGAAATCCTTGCAATATCAGATACTTCGGTCTCGACCGAATAATCTGGAGTTCCACGCTTAAAAACATTATTCATATGGACTGTCGAAACAATGTGCTGATTAATGCGGGGCAAAACAGAGCGGAGGGGCACCGGACCAAGGACTTCACGGACTCTCTTGTTCTCAATCAGGCTTATTCTGTTCAACAAGCCAGAGCGAGCATATTCCTGAAGCACGTTGAAACAAATGCTTTCGGCCATCTTGGCGTTGCCCGAAAGAAGCTCAAGTTCTGGTCTAATGTAAATGACATGGACATTGCAGTCCTTTAGAGCTTCCAAAATTCTCAGACAAGCAACCGAGATCTTGCCAGAACCAGCAAGGACGAAGATAACGTCTCCCGAGACGGCCTTAAAGAACGATTTAAACGAGGGGCACTTTTCTTCGTAATCTTGATAATCGGCAAGTTCTGGAAAGTTATAAATTCCATCCTTCTTGAGCCCTTGAAGGCCCACATCGATCTTAAAAATATTATATTGAGGATATTCCGCAAAAGTGTCTGCGATTGCACAACCAGCGGAACCAAGTCCAACGACATTCATAGTTTTATCTCCTTCATTTCGCCAAAGTTTTTGCCAGCACTGATATTGACCTTAAATTGGCCCAATTCTGTCTGAGAGAATTCCTCAATTATTCTGGGGAGGAGGTGTCTGTCGGAGTCACATAGATCGATGATGATGGAGTCATGTAAAGTGAATGCGACTCTTGATGCTGTTGGAGCAAGAATTCGGTCGAGCCTGATGAGCCTACGGAGGACAAGATCCACACAAGAACTTTGAATAACATAACTGAGAGCGTGATGGTTATCGCAAGGTATGGTCCGTCCGAATCGTGTCCTGACATGTAGGCCGGTCCAATGCTGTCTAACAATTTCCTTTTTTCGATACGTTTCTGAGAGAATTTTTTGAACATCTGTATTAGATAGGTTGTTCTTTTCCTTTTCCGAGCCATACAGCCACGCAAAAATCCTCGTCTTTGCTTCGTCGCGGCTAATATTTCCACCAAAGATGTTTTTGATGTTCCATTCGTGGATGTCCACTTGTGGCTGGTCACCCCCAGAAAGAGCAAGCATAGTCCTTAACTCCGCAGCGTTATAATCAAGCTCAACCAACCAGTCGTTTGACGGCTTAAGAATGCTTCGGTGCTCCTTGTCAAATGTCAAAATCGGAAAAGTGTCCTTTTTTGTTGTCAGGCGACCAGTCTTGGTGCCGAAGACATTATATTTGATGTAAGGGGGCGTATTGGCCATTTTCTTCTTAAACCTGCGAGTCTTGGACTGATGCAGTTTTGGCCTAAGCGTCGAAAGGTCCAAGTTCAGCCTTTGCTGTGAAATCTTCTCAAGCACCACAGACAGGTCCACCAAGAATTCATAATTCTCGGGCTTCTCATGCGTCTTAAATACATGTTCTGAGATGCGATTTCTCATCGAACAATAGTCGAGGAGGAATTGTTTCGGAACGAGGTCAAAAAAGCAGTTCTCATCGAGCGATACTCGGGCCAGACAAAAAGATCGGATATATGCCTTCAATTTTTTGCTAACCACGCTCCAATCGTCTCTCAGCGGCTCTGGGCAAGCCTCTGTTAGTGTTTTGCCGCCACAGAACAGATTGGCATAGTCAATTTCTTGGGCCTTGTCGCCCAGAAACGAAGAATATGACCATGTGCGGGTCAGGGGCAATTCCTCTGGAGAGTCAAAATAAAGCTCTCCATCGCAAAAAACCCCATAACAATCATTTTTGTTATCAAGTGTCTGAAATATCATTAATATCCCGAAGAGCCACCAGTGGAACCACCAGAGGGCATCGATGTTACAATGTTCCCAGTTCCAACCGGCACTGGTTCTGGTTCGTCGTTAAAGCTGAAGTCGTAAGCCGTCATCACGAACGGCCTTAGTTCATTATTAACATAATCCAGAGCTTTGTCAAGGGATAAATATTTATTCATCTCATGAGCCTTCGATATCATAGTCTGAACCCTTGTTTCCTCCCAAGGGCGAAAACACTCTATATTGCGCGTCCTGATATATAGCTCTATCCACATTTCGTTGTTTTGCTCTTCCGTTTCTTTTTCCAAGGTTGTCGCGATCCTTTTTGTAACAGTGGGCCTATATTTACCATCGGGCGAAGGCTTGACTGTTTTTAGATAGGGATTGCCTTTGACCCATTGATTGTACGAGTTGACTATAAAATTTTGTAACATTGAATAATCATTTTGATATACTGTATTATAAGCTGTTTCGAACAAGTTGTCAATGCTTAAATTAAATTTTTCCATTGCTTCGGCCATTGCAGGCGAGCCAAGATCCGCAACTATTCTCCATGGAGCATTGACATCTACCTTAAATCCATGGCGCAGGCACACCTCCTTGAAGAGCCCGAAACTTTTGTCGCTTATATATTTGTCATATTTTTGTTGATCCTTGTCATACTCGTCCTTGGCCGAAAATTCTATTACAAGTCCAGACGCTGCGGGCGGGACGAAGATAGAAGATAGGGCACTAGAAGGTGTCAGTAGCAAGAGAGTTTCTGGCTCCAATATATATGAAGAGAATATATCCACATATTGATGAAAAGTGTTGGCTTTCGACCCAAGGTGTCTATGGTATCTTAAATAATTGTTTAGAAATTTATCATGATTTGACTTGAGCGTCTTATTATAATTTGCATAGAAAGGATATAGGCCAGAAACTGGACGGAGATCGTAAAAGGGCGAACTATCTGTTATTGCCCCAGTGAGATACAATCTTTTCATCTTTTTTTGCAAGTTATTAAATGCGTAAGCTACAAAATTAACAACATATATCGGTTCTTTGGCCTTATTGCCTCCGATCTTCTGTAAATATTTCTTTTTTGGAAGAATTAGGTCTCCAGCGGGCGTGACTCTGCCATAAAGTCCCTTATCGTGCCAAAAGTCATGATACTCTTTTCCCACATAAGTTTCTCTATACTTTTTGCGACTATTAAAAACCTCAATTAAGTTTTTTTTGGAATGCTTGTTGCTTGCGGGGTAATCAGTCATCGTCTTGCTCCGTCTCGGGCAGAGGAACCTTTCTTTCAAGAACTCCCTCTATCTCAATTTCATATGTCTCGGAGCTAACAGTTCCAGTTGTCTTCACAACAACATAATAGCCACCAATCCCCAACAAATGCGCGAAGGTCGGATTCATCATATCTGCGGCACTCATGCCCGGCATTTTAGGATCTATAAAAACATATCTGCCCGGTGAAAATAGATTATTTCCAACCAGTCTAGCCTTCACTTTATTAAACAAGGCGGGAGGTGCAATGACCGCTGATTGGTTGGCGTCAAAGGATACTCCTGCTTCTGCAAAGGCCGATGTGACCACTTGGCGGTCTTCTTCTTGGGCGGCTTCGAGCAGGGTCGATTCTGTTGTTTCGCCTTCGAGGTCGTCGGTTTCGACACGATCTTGTTCGGCTTCGGCTTCTGCCGCAGCAGCGTCTGCGGCGGTTTGGGCCGCTTGCTGTCCAGCCACGATCTCGCTGCCTTCTCTATCATAGCCCTCCAGCGCAAAAGCCGTCGCAACATTCGGATCGTTAATGCTGCTAAAGTCCAACGCTTTGACTATGCCGTTGTCCGCACCATATCTAAGATGTAGAATTGGCCCAAAATTTTGGTAATAATCGTCAACTCCCGTTGAGCTAATCGAACTAGCATTTTCTGCAAAGCCTCTGCCAAGTAGGTCATTGTCAAGATCCCCGGCAAGAGAAGCGGGCAATTCACAGGCAGCCCCATAAATATAGACCACATTTGTAAAGTCTAAATCATCATTTGTAAATGGGGTGGGAAATCGAAATTGATCAGAGCCCACGTTTAGTCGATAATATGTGTTGTCGCTAGCCCTAGACCATAGCGTATCAATCGGCTCGCCCGCAGTGTGCGGAATCATAACATTTTTATCATCCGTGTAGTGCCTTTCGACAAGTTGAGCCCTAGTATACGTTGTCCCGTTGCTAACTGTGCCAAAAAGGTTTTCGTTAACCAAGTTCAAAAGGCCATGGACGAAATCCACCATTTTAACAGGGTTATTTTCGGCGCCTTCGGCTCTATAAAGCTCGCGCCAATAATCATTAAATAGCTTTAAAGAAATCGGCATATCCGCAATAGGGATAGACATCTGACCTTCCCTGAGCCAATATTGGCCCAATATAACATGTGGAGGACGATCAGTCATTGAGAAGAGCGACTCCAATATGTCTCCGATAAATGTAAAATACACCACTTGTTCTCGCGCTGAAGAGTCCAATTGGCTCATAGTTACGGGATCCGTATCAAAGTCCGTGTCTGGATAATCAGGAACCATGCAGTGGCTGCCATCATCTGTCTGCAGAACTTCAATTCCCCAGTTTTCACTCAAGGACCGAACAAGATCGGCGAACTGGTTGGCGTATTGGGCCCTCAGTGCAGGGGTTGCCCTTATGTATGCTTCGGCGAATTGCTGAGCCTGTGTGACATACGCTAATTGGGCCGAATCTTGTGTCGGGTCAATGGAGCCCAGTCCAGAGCCGGCGGCAGCGCCGTTGGCAGTGAGATATGCGGACCAATCTGTGCTCGCTTCTCCGTGCTGATTATAAGATGTGGCCCCAAGCGCAGAATAAGCACTCAGATCAATGTCTGGGAGCGTTACCGTCGTGGTGTCTGGTGCTTCGGGGAAAAGGACTGAAGGGTCCGTAACATAGCCTCCAGTCAAATCAGCCAGATCGGATCCGACGTTTGCGCCTACGGCTTCCGCTTGACCGCTGAGCCAAGCAGCCGTCGCAGCCTGTTGCTCTGCTTCAAGCTCGGCCATCGCATCCCCCACAGATTCCCCCATCATCTCAAGATAGGCATCCAAGGTGGGGGCTTCATTCGAATTTGAGATTGCATCGTCAACCGAAGTGGCTGCATCTGGGTCAAGTTCGGCAGACTTGACCTGTGCGTATGTGGTGGGATCAAGCTCGTCCAATATCTGAACTTTGCCCAACATTGTTGTGGCAGAATCTGTCGGCCCTGCCCACTGGGCGAGCGAAACCGGAACTGCATAGATTCTCCCATCTTCACGCAGCTGATTAAATACATAATCTATATTGTCTGAAGCCGCATTAAGAAAGGAAATGGTCGCGATTGTCGAGCCTGCACTAAGGAGGTGACTGGTCACATGGGCGAGCCCCGCGAAGGTATTTTTTATATGGTATCGAACAAGGATATCTTGGCTGACGTGGTAGGCGCCTTCGTGTTTGCCAAAGTGGTGTTCTTTAACTGTCTGCCATGCCCTCTCGCGCGGCGCAGACAAAACGTGCGCTCCGGTTAGTGCTTCTTTATTATAGCCTCCAACTGTGATTGCAATTATTTGCAGCATCTGTTTTGTTAGTGTGGAGATGATCGGGGTGATCGGTGAGCGGTTGATGTGGTGGGCTTCTCCACGCGCAAATGGCGAATTGTAATACACTAAGTCGTGCGCGTGGATTTCTGACTCGTCGATGGTGCGCATGAACATGCAGATATTCTCGGCAACGGTGGTGGTGCCTGTGGCAAGTTGCCCCGAAATGCCGGCCGGACCAGACTCCAACCACTGACGGCCAACAGTCTTTAGCGTTCGTGCGAGTTCCTC